TTTATAAAAGATGCCAGTATTTCATTTATATCTCTAACCGTACAAATAATTTTTATATCATCGCCATATAAATTTTCAAGGATATTCAAATTATTTTCTGTTCCCCAAGGTCCTCTATCAATAATATACTTTGCATCCCAATCTTTATAGTATGAATCAAATACTGATTTCAAATAATTCTCTAAAGATCCAAAATCTGGGAAGTTTTGAAACATTTCACCAAAAGTAAGTGTAACTCCATGGTGAAAAATATCCGATACAAAGCTATTCGCAGATACTGCAATGTCTTTATTTTGATTTAAAATAGAAGACAAAAGAGTATTACCACTTCTTGGCATTCCTGCCAGAAAAAAATATTGTTTTTTCATAATAAAAAGTTTTTTAAATTATAGCATCTTTATTAGACTTCGTATGCAATGATCATTGCACCACCAGCACCAGCGCCACCTTGCTTGTCATAAGGTTGACCAGGTGATGGTGTAGATGCAGCACCACCGCCACCACCCGTATGTACTGTACCAGGTGTACCATTATTACTGTGTTTTACTCCACCTGCTCCACCAGTTCCATCAGGAGATCCAGCACCTGGATTACCATTATTTGAATAACTAGATCCTCCACCACCACCGGCAAAATATCCATTATTTCCAAAACCTGTTGGCAACCATGGCCAAGTTGGTGGTCCTGCTCCTGCACCACCTCTACCAGATTGGTCGTTGTTAGGAGCATTTACTCCAGCTTCACCAGCTCCACCGCCGCCACCATGAGCATAACCGGGTCCGCTGGATGGTCCTGTACCACCAACATTACCTATATCATTTAGACCTGATATTGAACTGTTTATGCCGGATTGATTCGATGGTCCTACATCTGCACCACCCCCACCAGAACCACCTGTTCCACCATTACCAGGACCATTATCACCGTAACCACCACCTTTAGCAGTTACTGTAGTGCTACCATTAGTAAATATTGAGTCAGATCCAACGTTTCCCTGTTGATGGTACGGAGTAGAATTAGTTGGTGCTGCTCCCCCTGCTCCAATTGTAACAACATAACTTCCTACTGATACCTCAAAGTTTCCATTAGAATAGACAACGCCACCGCCGCCGCCTCCTCCACCATATCCACCAGCACCCGATCCACCACCAGCAACTAAGAGAAAATAAACATCCTTCCCAGCGAATGGACCTGAAGTAACTGCAAAAGTTTGATTCCCTCCAGGAGCAGAGTTGTAGTAATGGAATTTCATATTACCCACTGTGGTTTCAGTACCACCAGTGGCAGTAAATGCACCCTCCCCGCCACCAGAACCAAATCCTTTACCAATATCAGAAGACTTATAACCCTCTAGCAGCTTACCTAAAGCTCTACCCTTAATAGATTTAAATGGAGACATCTATCAAACCTCCTTATCGCCATTAACTAATACATTGATAGTGCCACCAATAGCGGCAACGTTAATCGAATCTCCAGTATCCTCTAGAATAATAGGATATGCTGGTTCAATCAGAACCGTTTCCTTAGCAGTTAATGCTACATTGAACATTCTGTTTGCATTCCCAGCAGATCCACCGTTGGGAACAACGTAAACATAAGCAGTACAAGCAGTTCCAGTCGCAGCACCACCATCGTGAATTGCAATAGACTTCACATATACTTTTTTATTATTAGCAACAGTAACTACATTAGCATTTGCTGCTCCAGCAATCGCAGTTACGTTTGATAATCTTCCTCTAGTGAGTGCCATGACTTATCTTTTTAGTTATTTAGGAGAACAGGTACATATCAAGGACAAAGTTGCCCTCATAATCAGCAGCACTTATTGCAGCGCCAACATTCACATTGCCATCAACTGCTAAACTATCAACAGCAGTAACAGCAGTATCAATCGTAGTTGTGGTTCCGTTTACAGTAAGGTTACCACTTAGCGTAAGATCAGCACCAGTAGCACCTGCCGATAATACTCCAGTACTACTAGCAGTAGTAGCAGTATCAGCATTGCCAGTAAGAGGTCCACTGAAACCAGTAGCAGTTACAATACCAGTAGAACCAGTAACACTGAAACCATTATCAAAGGTGGTTGACCCCTGAAAACTAGTAGCACCAGTGACATTCTGATTAACAACGGTAGCGGTAACAATACCAGTTACATTAAACCCATTAGGGAATGTTGGTGATGTCCCCGCTACTCTTCCTGTTATAGAGTCAACACTTAGTTGTGACATCTTATTATACTACCTTTTTTACTTATTTATTCAGTTACAACTGTGCCGCCGAACGAATAAATCTCACCAGTAGCAGTTGACTTATTAGTATATCCTTTTCTATCAGCAAACTCGGTGGTCCAAGAAGTACCTTCCTTATAATAGACAGTACGTTCGGTACCAAGAATGTTCTGTTGTTTAGCAATGTGATAATTTGCCATCTTACTATAACTGTTTTCAGTTATTTATAGACTGGTGATCTGGGAGTTTTGGTAGTAAGTCAAAGGAAATAATAGTCCTATATTTTCTTACCTGATTTGGATGTACAAAGTGTAAGGTATATGATGGAGAGATAAAGATTGTTCCCTCCTTTACATTCTGTGGATATGCTAATGATGTGGTATCACTTCTGGGATCTTGCCAAGGTGCTACAAAACAAGTGGGAGTATGAACTTTAGGGTCAAAATCAACATAAAGAACACCAGTAAATCCCCAACTTCTATGGTTGTGTATTGTTTGCTGGTCTCCTTTTTGATAACGAACTGCCCATACATCAGTCATACTACAAGTGACTTGTGCTTCTTTAACAAACTCCCATAACTCATCTTTGATTAAGTCTTGGAAATAATGAAGATAAGATTTCTTGTTAGTCTGTCTATCAGTCTCAAAGGTTTGGAGGTCAGTTCTAACAAACTTCTCCTCCCTCAACCTCTTCAGCAATCCTTTCTTCTTAAAATCCCAATCCTTAATTTGATATTGATAGGTAGGATATTCAAAAAGAGGTGCCTTCATCGTGCTCTATCCCAGGCACAATGTGCTCTTTGTCCATCAGCAAGAACATAATGAAAGAAGATTTGATGGTAATACTGCTCTGCTGCAGGAGTTTTACCAAACAGTTTCTTACTCTTCTTACCAGTAAAACCAGGCATCTTATCACGCCAGTGTGGACGTTCGCATCCTTTATACAACAAACCATCACCAGGTTTGAGTGTCAGTGAACGGTTCTCACCAGGAACAAGAACACTTGTCTTCTTCTTGTCGGTGTATGTATCAGGAGTTTTAATCCAGAAGGGCCAATCGGCATCTTTACCTTCTAAGTTAGTGCTGACGTGAACTGATACAGAGATTTCACAAGCATCACGATCTGCGTGCTTAGTTAATTCCTGACCAGGAAAATAATATCTATCATAATAATAGGTATTATACAACTTACGACCAATAATTTCCTCTAGTTTCAGACGAATACCAGTATGAATCGTGCGATACTGTGGGTGCCAGTAACGTGATGTAGAACCTTCTACCTGTTGTTCTACAGGAACGTGGTTGAAGTGTTCTGGGTTCTTATCCCAATAGTTATACTGCCCTTTCTCAGGAGGAACTGGATGATAAAGTTCTTCAGCATCCCAAAGGTCCTTTATAACCAAGTATCCATTCTTATCAAAGGATTCATTACGAGTCCATGCAGTTCCAGTGTTTTGATTCTCTTGAAACAGCAACTGCAGTTCGTTCATTTGTTCTGCCACAATCTATCTCCTACTTCCAACGTGGACCAACAGTCCAACCAACAATAGACTTACGGGTTCCTTTAGTGACCTTCAATACTCTATGCTGTGTGCGAGAGTCGAACAATACGATACATCCTCTCTTTCTCGGAGCGATATAGTTATTACCTGCTTCGTCCATTAACTGAACATTACCACCTTCATAATCATCAGGGTCAGAGAGTTGGACTGAGAAAGAAAGTTTCCTCACAAGTTCAATATTCTCATTCACAAAGTCCTGTGCTAATCCTTCAGCACGATTACCAACGCTTACAGGTTTATATTGTGTTGCAAGTCCTGCATCATTATGCCAACCATAGAACTGCCCTTCACTATATCGAGTGTACTGCATTGACTCACCATCAATATTTCTCAGATCATATAGAAAGTTCTCACGGTTTGCTCTCATAATATAGTGCCATAAGAAACCACCAACCCAATGATTAGTGGGGATCCAAGCATTCTGAGAGTTTCTTTTCTCTTTATTCAGAGCATCACCATGAAGTTTAGAGTCTCCCATTTGCTGATCAAATGTTTCGGAAACGTCCCTTTCAATGATATCTACAATATCTTCAGGGATGTCTGTATAATACCAGACTGATTGAAATGCCATATACCCATAATATGTTCAGTTGTATTATATATCAGTTTGGTTGGAATGTCAATAAAAACCTAATATGAGAAATTTTTGCCGGAAATTTTTCCACCATATTGGGAAAATTAAAGTCAATTTTGGTTTCAGTTCTTTTTAAGAAGAACAATATACAATCCATTCCACCAAGTGTTTACATCTTCAGGAATACTTGTGAGAATCTTTCGTTCATATAAAATCTTCAAACCTTTCGCCTTAATAAAATCTTCTGTAGTTTCTACAACTCCATTGAAATTGGCATCATCTACAACAAGAATAAATTCATCCTCACAATACTTGTAAACATTGGAAAGACTCCTGAACTGTTCAACAGGATCGTTACCAGCATCATAGAAAATTACATTACACTTCTCAGATATAACAACACTCTTCACATCACCTTCAATCAGATTTGACCTGAAGAGAAACCTAGGATCATTCATCTCTTCCTCCCATATTGCTTTAGGATCTTCATATCCAGTAAAAACAATATCATCTCTAAAAGGTGCTGGATTTGATTTAAAATCATCTACAGCATATCCAATGACCTCATTTCCTTCAATAGCAGGAAAAAATGTACTACCAGCATAACAACCTAACTCAAGGTATTTTGTATTTGGAAAAGAACAAAGATTGTTGAGAAGGTGCCTAGTCCTGTTAGAAGACAATCCATCAATCTTAGTCTTAGTAAATGAACTCTCAAGATTAATTGCATTATCAATAGACAAAAGAATATGTTCAATCTTTGGATTATATTTTACATTCTTTCGTTTCAATCTAGATTCATATACAGATTCACAATAGTTACACTTCCAACAATCAAACTTACAAGTCTTGATCTTCTCTCTCCAAATATTAATTGGTTTTTCTTCCAAATCAATATCATTAATATACTGATCGAACTCAGGGAAAAGAAGTTCTTGATTAGCATCCCATCTTACAATGATATCCATTGATTCTTTCAAACGCATAGTACTTTCTCTACCATGCATTTTAAAAACATCAATACCCAACTCAAGCATTTCCTCCCAATCGTTTTTCCATGGGGGGAGATTTGCTGCCTTAAGTGATGCAGAACCATCAAGTACATCCCAACTAGAGCAAGAAATTCTACTAATATCAGAATTAAAATACTGAGGATTAGATCCAACTCTAGTACTATTATAATGATAATGCTCAGGCATAATAGGACAATTACCCCAACAACCCTCATTTGTAAGCATTGAAAGCATTACTGGAGAACGATTTTTACGTAGATAATCTTTTGCCTCCATAATCTCCAATAACCTTTCCCTATCACGCATTAAATCACGATCAAGATTGATATAAGAAAATCCTGCTTCAGCGAGAGCAATAATCTCATTCGGACGAGATACTTCCCTAAGAATAGTATTCTTAATGAATATATCTGGGTACTCTTTCTGTATCTGTCCAGTCATCACCCATGAAGTATGTGGAAGAGTTACAATACGAACACCTCTATCATACAATTGCTTAAAGTTTTTAATCCAAAGATCCAAATTATATTGATCTGGTCTCACATAAAGATTATTAAACGTTGCCGAGAGATCAATACCAGTCTCTTGAGAAATCCACAATGCCATTTCAATGACTTGATCGTCCCCAGACACAAAAACATCACCCATTGCATCTTGTACAAAAGGTGGCATCCTGCAGGTAAAGTACAGATCAAAGATTAGATGCTCATGCTTTTTCAAGAAACTAACAAATGTAGTTTCAATGAACTCGGGATCAAACTTTGGATTGATTGGTAGACTGAATATTTTACTCATACTCGAATAGATAATATTTCTCCATTAGCAGGACTGATAGTTCCCTCAACAAAATAATTAAATGCGATACAACACCGAAGTTCTCCAGACATATTTCTAGTAACTTCGTGCTCAACGTGACTAGGAAATATAATTATATCACAATCATTTGGTTTATGTGCAAATATCTTACTATTGAAGATATTGTTCTGTTTGAAAAAAGGTCTAATAGTAGATGACACACACGTTGGTATTGAAAGAGGATGTGATAGTAAAAGATTACCAGCATTCTCTGGAGACTTAATATAAAAAACTCCACTAAAGATAGAGTTTTGATGTATGTGTCTAGATGTTATTGCTCCAGGATATCCAATAATCATCCAAGAGCAAACTAAAGATAGTCTAATCTCTTTTGGAATCTGAATAATATCATAAGCATACTGACTTACAGCAGCATCACAATATTCCTTTATCTTTAAATACCTTTCGTCTAATAGAATATTTTGATTTTTACTATTTAATACTATCCCAATGTCTCCAAGTTCAGGAGGAAACTCTTCCTTAAAAAATTCTTCCTGATCTATATTTTCAAGACCAATTACTTCTTCAAAATCAACCGCATTTGAAACATAGATTGGTGTAGAAAATGCAGGAAATACATTTGTATCATATAGTTTCATAAGAATAAAGTTTCTGTTTCATGATTACTGATAGGTCCCGTAAGGAAATAATTGAAAGCAATACAAGATCTATTTTGTCCAGATTGATTTGGAGAAACTTCGTGAAACACATGACTAGGAAAGATGATAATATCGCCAGTTTT